CTTCGACCTCAACAGCTTCCACTGCGAACAGTTTTTCACGGGTACTTGAATCACGAATCTCAAACTTCAGATCTTCAATCGTGGGCATTTTATGAAATTCTTCGCAGTGTCTATCAATAACCTTATACAGGCTATGATACTCACTTGGCAAATAATGCCTATGCGTAACACTCCAAGTCTGAAAGTCTTGGAGTGTAAGCACTTGCTTTATCAGCGCAGATGCGATATTCAAAAAAATTCCCCCGAATTAAAAATGAAGGTAGACCCCGTAGAGCCTACCTATAAGTTTGCTACTAAAGATTAAGCAGAAGCTTTCTCTTTCTTAGCTGCGCCATCATAGTCAGCGGCTGAAATGCCACGACGTGTTAGCATAGTCTTGACGCCACGAGCAGTTTTGCCAATCGCTTCAGCGATATCTTCAACACCCATGCTTCCAATGTCACTCAACTCAGCCAATGGATCTTCCTTAGAAGCGCCTTTGGTAGTCTCTTGACGAGGAATTGCGTCAATGTCTCCAGAACGTAGGAGGCTAAGAGCCTTACCACGAATAGAGTTTACAGAACGGTCTAGCTCAGCCGCGATTGCTTCTACGAAAGCACCGTCTTGTACCATAGATACAAAGGTAACTTCTTCAGCAGGAGAGTACGTGCGTACAGCTTCTACTTTAGGAGCAGGCTTGACATGGCCAGTTAGTTCCATAGACAGGATCTTGCCTTGGATTGACTTAGGTGAGAATGCGCCATCTTCGAAATGACCTGCAATCTCTGCATAAGTGTAGTCTCCGCTATTGTCTGAGACAAAAGCAGCAAGAGTTGCTTCTTGAGCATCGTTAAATGCGCGTGAAGCATTGGCAGAAGCCAATTCTACATCGTGACCCATCTTTCGCAATTTGCTTGAGATAGAACGAGTAGAGGTTTCAAGTTCAACAGCTGCTTCCGCAACAGTTGCTTGAGAAACGGGGCTTTCGCCACCGACAAAATCAGTTAGTTGAGCAGTACGCTCATCAGTCCACTTAGGTAATGCCATTATATTTATTCTCCAATAAAGTCTAAAAGGTTAGTTATGATTTGAACGCCAGCATCTCTGGCCTTCTTAGTTTTTGCAGATTCTACTCCGCTTTCGTTTACTAGGATAGTAACATCCTTAGTCAAGCTAGTCTTGACTGCATAACCAAGCTCTTGTAGTTTGTTATGAGCCTCAGCTTTCGTTTTGTAACTGGTAAGTTTACCACTAATACAAACCGTGCCGTGGGTTATGTTTGTTGTTTGATTGTTCTCAAACTTGAAGCTAAAGGGTAACATACTTTGCTGATAGAACTCCATTTCTAGCCAATGTAATAAGCTAGCTGTAGACTTCTCACCAAGACCCGCCTTACGGCACAAATCGTAGTCTATTTCATCAATGTCTTTGCAGACTTTGGAAAGTTTTTCCGAGGCTGTCTTCCCGATAAGAGGTATACTAAAAGCAGGTAAAAGTACATTTAGCGGTGCACTTTTAGATCGTTCCAGCACATCTACTAACTTTGCCGCTAGTCTCTCAGATCCTAGAGCTTTGGCCATTTCGAGTGCGTCTAAAGAGTATAATTCCTCAAGAGAAACTATATCTAATTTAGCAATCGACTTAGGCCCTAGACCTTTGATCTTTAGAGTCTTAGCAAAGTGTTCGATAAGTTTAAGAACTTTTTCTCCGCAATGCGGATTTCTACAATACAGAAGATAGTTGACTTCCTCTAGCACCGATCTGCAACTAGGGCAGTTTGTTGGAGCTTCGATTTTGGTCATTTGTATTCCTCTGAAATTGAATAAGTATTATACTGGACTTTAAGGTTTCTGTCAAGAACTATTTTTCAACACGTCCAATGATCCTAGGGATTATCTCCCCTGACCGTATTACAGAAACCCGACAACCTACTTGTAGGTCTAAGTCTCGTATATACTCTATATTGTGTAGGGTAGCTCTCGAAACAGTTGCGCCTCCGATTTCAATAGGATCTAAGATCGCTACTGGGCTTATAACGCCGCTCTTACCGAGCTGCCACACTACATCAATTAGAGTTGTCTCCACCCCCTCGGCCTGTTCTTTAAGAGCAAAGGCACCACGGGGGTGTTTAGAAGTATGACCAAGACGCTCAAACTCAACTGAGTCTTTCAACCTGTAGACCAGACCATCCGTGGGATAGTTGGTACAGTCAAAGTCGGTAACTACTTTTAGACCCATCATCTTTAACACAGTCAAAGATCCTTCGTAGTGAGAGGCTTGCCGAGGCGAAGCATCGTATGCTACGAACTTTAAAGGTCGGGGTGCAAACTCGTCTAGGCTTTTAAGACCTAAAGAACCTGCCGCATAGTTACGTGCGTTTGGTATAGAACTAGGGGCAACAACTTCCCCTGTTACCTGAATTAGGGCGGTACTTCTAATCTCCGTAGGGACTAAAAGTCTCATCTTATCAGTGATGTCTCTTCCTTGAATACCGTCCCCACGAGTGAGGGCCAGTTCTAGGTTGCCGTCTACATATAGCAAAGAGACTGCTGCTCCATCTAATTTAGGACTACGTACACAAGCGTCTACATCCAAGGGAGCTTTAGTAATATCAAAACACTTCTGGAGAGAGTACATCTGGAATGCATGCGAAATAGCATCCGTAACGGTGTATCCAACTCTTGTATAGTCGTGTTTATCAGCTAAAAGGTCAAACTCTTGATCTGAGATCGCAGGAGTGCCCTTGTAGTACAACTCGCTCATCTTGTCTAAAAACGCTCGCATATAATTCTCCTAAATAAGAAAAGATATTATACGGAACTTTAAGGAGATTGTCAAGAATTATTTATACAGATCGTCAATTAAATCTGAAAAATGTTCTTGTACTAGCTCTTTTGATTCTGCTAAGGAAAGTATCTCGGTCAGTCCTATAAATAGTTCTTTGGAGTTACTCAAGTCAAGTGGCATAGCAATACCTTCTGGCGTCGGTTTCCACTCTTCTTCAAAGTCCATGTAATACTTTCGCAGGTGTATGTATTCTATACCTCTGAAAGTATTAATAGTCAGCCTTACCTGAGTTTCTTTAACCTCATCATAGTGAATAACACGGGAGTATGCTTCTGGGGCTTGATGTAGTTCCATTTAACGTCCCTCATTCTTTAGAATGGAAGACAACGGTACTACACTAGACACATTCGCAGGTCTTAGTAGACGGTATGAATCCGTATCCCAGCAGAAGAAAAGAAGAGTATCGGCAGTTTCCTTTGCTCTATTCTTCTTTTTCTGAATATAGGGAGTTGAGAAGTCTAAGGTACAAACATTGTACTTTAGTTTTTTGGAGTGTTCGCTACGATAAGTAATAACGGCATCCCCATAGTTGTGCACTAATTGTGCCAGTTCTTGCTTTTTCACTATAGCTCCTTGGGTTAGTATTTCAGCAATCATTATTGTGATGCTACTTTACAAGGTGATTTCTATAGATACAAAAAGACCCCACTAGGCGAACCTAGTGAGGTTTGTTACTTACGCTTCGTTTATTGCGGTAATAATTGAAGTAAAGTATTGTGAGGCTTTACCTGTTAACTTGGCAATAATTTCCTCGTCAACAGACTGTCCTGCGTCACTAAGAGCTGCGATCAAAGCTTCTGCCGCTGCTGCTTTAGAGACTCGAGCACTGCCTCCTCCGGTGGTTGTACTGCTGCTAGATTTAGCCGCAGGGGTTTTCTTAACATAAACGCCAGCTTTTGTTAAGATCATACGAACACCGTTAGGTGATTCGTCTAATTCTTCTGCAATGTCTTTTACAATTTCCATACTCGTTTCTGGAGTAGGGTCAGCTTCTTCATACATTGATACTGCTTGTGCTTTTTTATCATCATCCCAAGCCATTTTTCGTTTCCTTTTAGGTTTAGTGTTTTTAAGCCCAGGAGCAAACCCTGTGGCTTCTAGTTGTTGCATATAAAATCGGTATCCCAACTTAGTACTCCTTAGAAGAATTAGTTAGTTCTGTAATGTGTTCGGCACTCTCTCATGTTTTCGCTAATACCTTCAACGATTTCTTTCTCACACTTCTCGTTGAGTTTTCTGTTATCGTCTGATACAAGGATTAAGCCCACAAAAATCATTGCTAAAATCATTTTACTTCTCCTTAATTTGAAAAACTATTATCGCAAAATATAACCAAGTTGTCAAGAAATATTTTTTATAACCTCTCTAAATTTATTCCATATTTTTCCAAATGAGTCAGCTTTCCTAGTTCATATGCTGGTGCATAAGCACTAAAGCCTCCTGTCTGTACACTTGAAAAATATGTATCTTCGCTGTCTATCTTTTGTACTACATAGATACTATAGCAAGGACAGCCATACTTACTCTCATAGTCAACGGAAGCCATACCTTTTTTAGAATTTACATACTCAGGTGTCAATTTGTTCTTGACTATAACGGTACTATGATACTGAGCAGACCATGCAATCTCCTCATTTTTAAAGTCTTCTGCTACACACTCATCTGGAAAATAGTGTGGGATCAGTCTTTCTTCTTTGTTTGCTGGTCTTGACGGTACTCCCACTGTCTCAAGAATGTTTCGTACGAAAGCGGGAGACCTGAAAAGTCTCTTGGCGATATCTGTAAGAGTATCTCCTCCGAGGAAACTCGAGCACGCTTCAGCGATTTCTTGAGTAGACGCTGGACGACCCCGCAGAGACTTCTTACGCTTTTTGGTATAGTCTTTTCTTTCATCGTATTCCTCAATAATTTTTTGCAATCTTGCCGTATTATAGGCTATGTTAAGGATATCGCACGCTTGCTTCTTAGTTATTGGTTTTTCCGAATCCTGGAGGGAAGTACTGGAGGGATTTAGAAGCGCCTTTACTTTCTCGATGTTCTTCGCTGTCAGGTTCTCGTAGTCCTTCTTCTTCACTCTTTTCATTTTCTAGCTCCAACTCCAATTTAAATAGTAAACAGCAAATAGCGTGTGCTAAATGCGAGTAATTTGTTTCTTGATCTAACTTTTCTCCGTCAAGATGGGAGAAAGAATGCCTCAGATTAGCACTTGCATACCTATTCTGAGCATCTGCAACTTCTCTCCAATTCTCTTCTCCATACTTTTCTGCACCAAAAGTAAGTACCTTTGCTACTTCGAGTAATGCTTTGGGAGGAAGCAAGTGCATCTTAGGCTTCTCACTATCAAACTTTTTACCCGAGGTCATGTACAAAGTCCTTAATCATAGGGAACACAGGATTGATAGCATATGCACACTGTCGTGCAATATCCATATGTTCTTTTTGTGTACCAGGAGTGGTGCGTACATCAACATAATGAACCCAGGATCTTACAGTACCGTGCATATACAAACGAGTCCTAGTCAAACCTTCGGGTAAGACGGCTCTTGCCTGTTCTTTTGCAATACCGAGTTCGATAGCCCACTGATAAGCATTTCTTGCTGTGTCTATTACACGCTTCTGCTGCTGTATCCAGTGTTGGTTTAGCAATGTATCTTCCGTTTCGACACTGTTTTGACGGTTACTCTCGTCTTGCATACGAGTTTCTCGTAGCTCCCAAGGATACTCGTCAAGATCAGCAGGAGCTGCATACCGCTGACTAAACTCCTGAAAAGCAAAGCTACGATGCCTTACTATTTGATGGGCAATGTCTCTGGTAGTGTTAATCTCCAGAGTAATACTAGCCATCTCAAACGGAGACCAGTGCTTATGCTTGATTAAGTACTTAACTAATTTCTCAGAAGTTTTCTCATTATTCTGGTTAGCTGGATTAGATACCCTAGCCATATATGCAATATCTTGCAGTAAATCTACTTCACCTACAGGTGATATAAGTTTTACACTCATTTGTTGTGATCCTTTTTATTGTCCTGAAATTCTGTTTTCGTAGTCAGCCAACTCTTCATCCCACCAATGTGGTTTGTCTCTATACTTCCACGCAGCAAACGTAGCTTTGTCGAGCATATAGAAATTGCGATAAGACTGTATAGGGTTATCATAATCTTTTAGTTCCTCTGTCATTGCCAAGGCAAATTGAGTGAAGCCGTGGTCTTCCATGTGTTGTGGCTCTGGCAAGGCTTTAAGCATTGCTAGACTTTTGTGATCACTACCATAACGATAGTGTGCTTCGCTACCAAGAGCAAAAGCATAACAGTTTGTCCAGAAGTAGTTCTCTAGCGAAGAACGTACCCATACACAAGAGGGATGATTTTGCATTGTAGGCAGGTAAGGAAAGATACGATCTTCCATTGCAAGCTCTTTTTGTTCTTTACGAACAGTCTGAAGAACAGCATTTTCTTCTTTAGTTATAGGACGAGGTACAAATCCGAATAGATGATCTATCCAGAGGTTTGTATTGATGAGCTGTGCGGCTTCGAGAATCATTTTGTTGACATGTTTATCAACATGAAACTCTGCACACTTGTCAAGATCTTCGTCTAAATAAAATAAATTGATGGTGCTCTCCTAAAGTTGAATAAGTATTATACTAGAGTTTAAGAAGAGAGTCAAGAACTATTTCTCGGGTGCATTAAACCAACCGCTGAGTGCAATGCGAGAGTGTGGAGCTAAAGAAGACACTTCGCTAATATAGTGATCTATACCGTCTGCTCCTAGATACAGAAGAACTAAGGAGTTGTACTCTGGAAGAATTACTTTTGGAGGCGCGTCTTTCTCCTCAAAGATCGTCAAACATCCTCCATACTCATACTTCCAGTTGTTCGTAAGATTAAATATAAAAGCTACATCAAAGTTAGGGTCTGGGTGAATACTTAAAAAGTCGCCCTGCCCATATACACTTGCAAACATTTCTACAAGCTCTAAGTTATTCACACTCGCTAGTTGCCCTATGAACTGTAGAAAGTCAGGTGTTTTTAAAACAGTTTCTCTGAAAGAGCACAAAGGACAGCTACAAAAACTTTCTGTGCACTTTGACAATCTCTTTAAACTGTAGGTAAAATGTCCTGCTTGGAGGCTTTTCTTTAGTAAAGCTCTATAGTCTAACTTACTCTGAATGCCTCTTATGTCTGCTTTTACAGAGTTAGGTTTTTCTTGTTCTCCACTTTTGTAATAGTAAGTCCACTTATCACTCGTAGAGCCATAGATATGCTTCTCCAGCTTTGCTGCCAAGTCTGGGTGCAAAAAATCTTTTATTACTTGGTATTTCACTACTACTCCTCGATGGGAGTAGGTTTAGGGGTTGTTACTTCTTTGTAATATATTATTACTTCACCGAGCTGGCTAATATATCTCTTTAGCTCTTGTGTGTTGTAGGACATTAACTCGTAGTCTGCTACACTCATTGCGATAAACACTAGATCTCCACCATGCTTCTTTTTGATGTCGTCTACAAACTTATCGAAATAGGTATAACCTTCGGGATATAAACCGTCTTTATTAGCTATTCGAGTATCTGATACTACATACCAGTTCGGCTCCTTGAGATTAAGGGGTCGTGGCATGATAGGTTGTGTGATTATAATCTCTATCGGTTTGGTTATAATCTCTACTTCACGAGGAGCTTGCTGTAATAAACTGCAGCCACTAATCGTTAAGAGCGTTAATGCGCTTGCTAATATCTTCAATTTCATTGAATACTTTCTCCGTACCTTTGTTGACTCGCGTAGTCATTAAACCAGGTTTTGCACTAGCTAACTGCGCTATGTTATGTCTGCGAAAGATGTCCAAGTAGTCGGCCATCTGAGTTTCGTACTGTTGGTTTTGCTTCTGGAGATTTGCACTGGCTGCTACTGTCTTCTCCATGTTTTCTTGAATTGCGACTATTGTAGCCTTCTGCTCTTGATCTCGCAGATCTTGGGCGAGGATTACAGCAGTCTGCTCTTCTAGTTTATTTTGCATAGGTACAACAGCGAATTGGTAGTACAGAAAACCCGCACCACCCATCGCTACTATAATTCCTATTAAAAGTTTAGACACTTTCCATTCTTACCATAAGCCTTTCAGCTCTGTTACCTACTTGTCTATGCCATAGAGAGTCTCTGCCTTCAATTGCAGCAAATTCCCATGCTTTTTTATCAAGAGCTTTCTTGAAGTTTTTGAACTTACTAAGTCGAGGCCGCCCAAGATTAAACATCATATTGACGAGTATCTCTTGGACTTCCCCTGGGTAAGTATCCCACAGGTCAAAGAGAACCTTACATTCTCCAATAGAAATATCGAGGTCAGACTGAAAGGCTTCTGTGACCCTCTCTTCGCTGATAGGAGTACCGACTGTACACCCTTGCTCTGGATCTTTATCCGTAATTAAGTGCCCGATGCCGAATGTGGCATAGCCTAAATGATCAAGGTATACTTCGTGTACTATCCCTTCGTCTATTGCTAATTGTTTCTGTACTTGTTCTCTATTCATGTGATCTCCTTAGGTATTTACATACCTGCTGCGCTGGCGTATATTGTTAGTAACGGCAAGGCTAAACAGCTTATTGCTGCAACCACTGAGCATACTATGCAAGCGGCCTCTTTTCTCTTTCTCACTTCGTTCTCCATTAGAACTTGGGCAATAGCCCCATACATAGGCTACTCTAAGGCGAGCCTAATTTACCTATACGACATCTAACAGGTTGTCGTATCCACCTATATGCTTTCCATCTACATAAATCTGAGGAACTGTTGTGGCATAGGGAAATCGAGAATTAAAATCCTCGACTTCGAAATCTACTCCTAGTTTTAGGACTGTATATAGTATGCCTTTTGCCTTACACAAGGCGGCTGCTTTATCGCAATAAACACAGCCGTCTCTACTGTAAATTGTTACTCTAGACACTAACGCCACGCCGCGTAAGCTCGTTTCGAAACTTTTGTAAGTTCTTTGGCTTAGTATTACTATTGTCTACCGCAGCTACAAGCTCTTGCGTAGGCGTATTCTTTAGGTAGTAGTGAACAGTCTTCATCTTACGAGATTGACGATCTACTACTACTTTCACTGATTCTTTAAATTTTGCTGGCATTTTGTTTCTCCGCTTGATATTCTAGTTTAAATTGTTTGTATATTCTCTCTGCTAGGGACTTGTCTCTTGTTATCAAGTATAAAGTGTCTCTATCGAATACTTTATATTGTGTTTCCCCAGCCATATTTAATTCTTGTATAAGCTCTAGCTTATTTTTCATCTTCAAGTTCCAACATACCGTGATCTACTAGATGTTCGATTGTTGTCTCAATTCCTTCTTGCTTTCCTAACGCATGACAGGTCATACCGCATCCTATCATACAAAACATCAGTACAGCTAGCTCTACTACTAACATTAATCTCTCCAGTTCTTGTATTGGTTTCTCTACTTCAGAAAAACTATTATACGCAGAATTAAGCAAGAAGTCAAGAACTTTCTTGATATCTCTCAGCTAATTTTTAATCTTTTATGACGCAATTATACCCAAATTAACACTAAAAGTCAAGAAAAATTTTTGAGCGACCCTAAAAAAATTTCTTGACAAAGTGGCCGCACTTCGATATAATAATCACATGAAAAAATATAAGAAAAGACCATGGACAACCGATGAACGAAGAATACTTGCCTCTCAATACTATCAGTTAGATATTAATAGTATGGCAATGTTGCTTCCTGGTAGGACTGTTCAATCTATTCGTAATCAAGTGTCTTACATACGTAAGCGAGGATATAGGTTTAAAACATAATGGGACTTACCGAATGGGCGATAATTTGTGCGATAATGTGTTTCTGGCTTATACTAGAAAAGGATGAGTAATGAATGTTAAAGTACGTAACGGTAATGTTGAACAAGCACTCCGTATATTTAAAAGAAAAATTAACGACAGCAATAAGCTTTTTGACTACAAAGAAAAAGAAGCCTATGAAAAGCCTACCACCAAAAAACAAAAGAAAAAAGCAGCAGCAAGAGTTCGAGAAAGAAAACGACAAGAAAAGCTGGCAAAGAACCCTCTTTCCTTGAAATAAGTCTTGACAACCTGCTGAATAAGGTGTATAATAGTTTCATAAATTGGAGAAAGAATTATGATAAAAGTAACCACCGAAGGCAAAAGATTTCCAGAGTATGATACCTTTATTGATGAGTGTATCATAGCTCTATTTCCAGAGAATGCTGTATATGACATCAACATTCGTTTCAAGAAGTTTGCCGACAAGACAGGCACTCACGCAGGTTTCTGTGAGGGTGACGATATCGAGTCCGCAATCATTGTAGGAACTCACTGGAAGTATGAAGACAACGAAGTAATTGCATACGAGCCTCATGAAATTGCAAGCAGCCTTGCACATGAACTTACTCATGCAAAGCAGTTCTGTAAAAACCAAATTAATATGATTGACCACGTATGGAAGCACGCCTCAGAAACTATTGATTGTGTAGAACTCGAGTACGCTGAGACCCCGTGGGAAGTTGAGGCTTATGCCTATGAAGAAATACTAACAGACTTACTATGGGAGAATGTGTAATGGAAATTTTAGGTATGGCTATGGATTTCTTCATAGCCTTTATATTTATATCTGTAGCAATAGCATTTGGCTGGGGCAGCATTCTGTTTGCACTCGATGAGCAGGCAGAGTGGGAGTCTAGACGCGACTATAATGCAATGAAAGAAGAGATTGAAGAAGGAAAGAAAAATGACACCTCAAGAAAGAATGACACATAAACGCAGGTGGAGAATGGCGTCTCATTTTGTCTACCATACTCATACTGATCTAAGATCAGAAAGCAAAGAGTGGTGCAAGAAAAACTGTGAACAGCATGAATGGGATCTAAAACAATTTACAGATATTTACGGAGATACAATCCGTTTTGAGTTTGAAGAGCATTTTAATGAATTTAGTAACTGGTATAACGCGAGGTGGTCTGGTGTCTGAGAAATACAATGAAGAGAAACTTGAGGCAGCGATAAGCCCAGAAGTTAAAGAACACTACGTTGGAAGTACTATGAGTAAAGCTGGACGTTTAGCAATGGAAATGAATGCTGAACGTAAGCGGCTGAAACAAGAAATGGAGGACTTACAGATTGAGGTAGATGATCTCAAACCTGCTACTCCTACAGGCACGGTAGATAGTTATGTTAAGTGGATAGCTACTATTTGTGGAGTTATCGGAGTCTTTCTAATCAGTGCGGGACTAGGCACACTAGGACAAATATTTTACACACTTGCGGCAGGGTCTTGGATATATGTAGGGCACTGCTGGAATGACAAAGCAATTATGATTGGTAGTTCCATTTCAGGTACTGCTGTATTAATGAATTTAGTGGAGATGGTAACGTAATGAGTACATATAGACCACTACCACATGATGTAACAGTGCAGAGCAGCGACATTGAAGGACTTGGTTTGTTTGCAAAAGCTAACATAGAACCTTCAAGACGCTTCGGTTGGACTCATGTTGATTTTGAAGGACATCTTATTAGAACACCACTAGGTGGATTTGTCAACCATTCAGAAACTCCCAATGCTTTCATTCTCAAGAATGTTAATTACAGAGAGTTAATTGCGACTAAAGATATTAAAGCTGGTGAAGAAATTACAGTATATTACACGGAGTATAAAGTGTGAAGCTTAGACGTGAGTGGGGTGAGTGGTTCTGGGTTAATGCACTAGACGAAGCTGTAAGCCCTAGATTCATGACAAAACAAGAGGCAAGTTACTGGTTAATACAATTTGAATTAGGAGAACAAACGTGACAAAAGATAGATTTGACTTAGAAGCGGCTCTTATGCACGCTTGGAGTACTTCTGAAGATATTGATTTAATTTATCACAACACTGATAAGTTAAAATTGAATGCTAAGGACTGTGATACTCTACAAAATCAACTGCTCGGGTTAAGACACATAAACGAGCTAAGAATGTCTAAAGTGTGGGACGTGTTTGAAGAACTTATTAAGCTGGGAGAGTTAAAGTGAAACAAGGTCGTACTACGCCAATGAAAGGTGGAGATGAATATGATGCTCTTACTAATTGGCGTCAGTTTATGTGTTACTTGGGGCACTCAGGTGTCGTGAAGAAAATCAAGCGAGGTTATAATAAGCGCGTCCGTAAGGAGGGCAAAGATGAAGCTAAGGACATATGCTAGAATGAGAAAGTGGTGGAGGATCTGGGCAAAAAGCCTAGGAGAGAAAGTAGGTGAAACCGATAAGCAAGCAAACACTATCGCAGTTGTTCGTACTGTGTGGTGGTTTACTCATATGGCCACTTGTATCGCCATTATACTTAATGCAATAGCCAATCATGGCTGGGGGTTATTCGGATCGTAACTCGCAGACTTATTACTAGACCTAACATGAACATGCATACAATATTAATGGTTCTTCCCTTAAAAGGGGAGGACTACGGCTTTCCTCAAGCTTGTCCCTCTAACTGGGGGCTCTTTGAGACGGCTAAAAAACGTGAGTGGCTGATAGCGAAAGGCTATCCAGAAGCACTCTTAACTACTAATTTCTCAGTAAGATTGGTACACGTACCCATTGAGAATAAGACAAGGAAAACTAATGAAACCAATTATTAACTGTGCTAGAAATGAGCGAGAGATGTATGAAGAAACTCGTTGGAGAGGCCTTCCAACTCATGTGCCTTCTGTCGTATTTAATACTCGTATTGAAAACTACAAGGGTGACTTTGAGTGGGAACAAGTCAGCACTTGGGATATCTTTGGAGGCAAAAGAGTGTTACTCTTCTCTCTTCCAGGAGCGTTCACGCCTACTTGCTCTACTTACCAGCTTCCAAACTTTGAGAAGATGGCACCAGAGTTAAAGTCGAAGTATAACCTAGACGATATTTACTGTGTATCGGTAAACGATTCGTTCGTAATGAACAGATGGGCAAAAGACAATAAACTTGAGCATGTTAAAGTAATTGCTGATGGTTCTGGCAAATTTACAGAAGCTATGGATATGGCTGTAACAAAAGACAACTTGAGCTTTGGTGAGCGTTCTTGGAGATACGCTTGCATTGTACATAATGGATTTATTACTAACTGGTTCATTGAAGAAGGCAAAGAAGATAATTGCGAAGAAGATCCATACCATTTTACCGATCCAAGCTTTATTTATAGCAACGCATGATAAGGGTACTCGCAAGAATGCGAGCCCTTCGACGCGCTAGAGATAAGGCACAGAACCCAGAGTTTAAAAAATTATGGCAAGACAAAATAGATCAACTGTTAGATCTCTCTATATAGGTGTATCAGAATGAGAAGAGGAAAACCTAGACCCATAAGTGTAGTACCTTCTCCCTGCGTTAAAGTTTGCACCTATAGCACTTTACCAGGAGCTGTGTACTGCACGGCTTGTAAAAGAACTAGCGCAGAGATAAGAGAGTGGATTATAATGACAGACGAACAAAAAACAGCGGTATTGGAGAGAATAAATGAGCAAAGGTGATAAGGATAGAACAACTAACAAGAAAGCATATGATGATAATTATGATCTAATTTTCGGAAAGAATCAGAAAGTGAAACAGTTACAGGTTACCGACCTGAACTGGGACGGTGACTTAGGGACTGAAGAAGATACTCGTAATCCAGAAGACTACTACAAGAACCTTGAAGTAGTTACACTGCCTAAAAAACACCTTATCGCTAGGATGATGGAAAAGCTTAATAAAAAGTATCCTGCAACCTTGAAGTCGTTGAAAGATAAGTCTTGACAAATAGCTGAGATGTGAGTATAATATACACATAAATCAGACAAAAGGAAAAACAAATGGAACAAATTACAAATTTTGAGAAGGTTGGTGACTTTATGGAGGCTTTCGGTCAAGAAGTACTGTATATGCCCGTCATGCCTAATACTAATCTCGCGGCATTACGCCTCGACTTAATCAACGAAGAAGTACAGGAGTTAAGAGATGGACTGGGTAAAAAAAGTATGCTTGAGATTGCCGATGCACTTACAGACATTCTTTACGTTGTATATGGTGCAGGTCACAGTTTTGGCATTGACCTTGATGAGTGTTTTAACGAAGTTCATCGCAGCAATATGACTAAACTAGGTGCAGATGGGCGACCAATGTACCGCGAAGACGGTAAGGTCATGAAAGGGCCTCACTACAGTGAACCTGATCTAACACAATTTATCCTGTGATTAAGATGGTCGCTGCGATCGCAGCTATGGCATTTGCACTACCAGCGAATGCTTCAGACGAGAACGGCGATCGTTTCTGCTTGGCTCAGAACATCTACTTTGAGTCTGCTAACCAATCCTTTGCAGGACGAGTGGCAGTTGCAAATGTAGTACTGAACCGAGTAGAAGACGATCAGTTTCCAAGCACAGTATGTGATGTAGTCTATCAAGCTGAGATGAAAGAGAACTGGAAGGGTAACTTACTTCCTATACTCCATCGATGTCAGTTTAGCTGGTACTGTGATGGTAAAGGTGATTTACCTACTGACTCAGAAACATGGATGGAAGCATTTCGACTTGCAGGTAGGGTACTTGCATTTGAATACCAAGACATTACCGAAGGATCACTTTGGTATCACTCAGACACAGTAGAGCCTTACTGGTCTAAACATTTATCTCTGGTAACTACCATTGATAACCACTTGTTTTATAAATA